TTCTGATTCACAGCGCAAGGCTGCTGATACTAGAACTCGTATTGCTAACTACTACGTTACATCCTCTGACCTACAGGTTCAGATGTACCAAGGTGCTGACTGGTTTAACACCTACGGTATGTTGCCATCAATTATTGAAATGGATTACGAAACAAACAATCCTCGTATCCGCTTATTAAACCCTTGGGGTGTATATCCAGAGATTGATCGTTTTGGTCGCACAGTTTCTTTAACACAGGTTCTATCAACTGATGCTGAAACATTAGCAGCACAGTACCCAGAGTTTGCATCCCAGATCCTGCCACAAAATACTTGGCAACAAGGATCTCCTCTAGTAAGTATGGTTCGCTACCACGATAAAGATCAGGATATGATCTTCCTACCAGAGCGTAAGAACTTAGTTCTATCTAATCTTCCTAATCCAGTAGGTAAGTGTTTAGCAAATGTGGCTATGCGCTCATCTTTAGATGGCGAAGCTCGTGGTCAATTTGATGACATCTTGTCAGTACAACTAGCCCGTGCTCGTTTTGCAGTATTACAGATTCAGGCTGCTGAGAAATCTATTCAAGCACCTATTGCTATTCCACAAGATGTACAAGAACTTGCTTTGGGACCAGATGCAATTATGCGTTCTGCTAACCCACAAGCAATTCGCAGAGTTCCACTAGAACTACCTAACGGTGTATTCCAAGAGTCAGGTGTACTAGAGCGTGAACTTCGTATGGGTGCTCGTTATCCTGAAACTCGCTCAGGAAATATTGATGCCTCTATCGTTACTGGTCGTGGAGTTCAAGCATTGCAAGCAGGCTTTGATACACAAATCAAAGCAGCACAAGCACAGTTTGCTCGTCTATTTACAGATATGGTTTCTCTCTGCTTTGAAGTAGATGAGAAGATCTTTGGTTCAATGACCAAGACAATCAAGGGCGTAGATGACGGCACACCATTTACAATGAAGTACATTCCATCTCGTGATATCAAGGGTGAATACGCTGTTGATGTTCGTTACGGAATTATGTCAGGTATGGACCCTAACCGTGCAATCATTGCACTTTTACAAATGCGTAGCGATAAGTTAGTTTCCCGTGATTATGTTCGCCGAGAAATACCAATGGAGTTAAATGTTACACAAGAAGAACAAAGGGTTGACATTGAAGAAATGCGTGATTCTCTTCGGGTTGCTGTTGCTCAGTATGCACAAGCTATACCCGCTCTTGCCTCGCAAGGTCAAGACCCAACTCAAGTTATCACTCGCATCGCTGAAGTCATTGCTGGCAGACAAAAAGGATTGCAACTAGAAACAATTATTGAAAAGGCATTTGCTCCGGCTCCAGCGCCTGAGATGCCACAACAACAAGTTCCAGTAGCAGGTGCGGCCCCCGCCCCTGCCTCGCAGCCTACTCCAGAACAACAAAGCGGAGCGGCCCCTGCTGCTGGCCAAGCCAAACCAGACATAGCACAACTACTCGCCTCTATTGGCGGAGCAGCATAATAGGGAGGTGAACAATGAATAAAGGATCACGAGCAAAGGCAGTTGAAGCAAAGCCAACTGAAGGCAAGAACAAGCCAGCAGGTAAGGCAGGTGGCAAGGTGTTTTTCGGATTTACACCAGCAGGCCGCAAAGGAAAGTCAGCAAAAAAGGGTTAATTATATTAACGATAGGAGCACTGGGTGGATCAAGATAACAATCTTCAGCGCCCAGTGCGTTCCTCAGATTTTTTAGTAATCATTTCAGGATTCTTTTTAAATTTAATAGCAACACTAGAAACACTTGCAGAAGATCTGCACCAATTATCAATTTATCATTCAACACAAAAAAACCAAGAGGCTAAAGTGTGGCAAGAGTTCACACAAGATCTAGAAACTTTGAAGGAGGACTAAATGGCAGAGAAAGTTCCACTAGCTGGAGTATCTGGCCCAGGCAAGTTCTCAGTAAGAGAAGACTTACCACCATCGCAAAATTATGGTGACAGAAAACAAATGCAAGAAGATATTGCTGGTGCTTCAACAACAGTAGAACCTGCTGCTAAACCAGAACCATTAACTGGATTATTTGCTCCAACACAACGCCCTGAAACTCCAATCACTACTGGAATAGCAATGGGTGAAGGTGCAGGACCTGAAGCATTAATGATGAATCAAGGTGCTGCTGCTGAGAAGTTGTCAGACACATTAGCCAAAATGATTCCTTATGATGAAACCGGCGAAGTAGCAGTTCTTTACCAGCAGGCTTTAGCAAGAGGTCAATAGTGGCTGATGCTTTAAACACTTCATCTTTTTCAGCAGGCTTATCTCCAGCAGAGAAGAAGAAGATTGACGATCTACGTAAAGTATTAAACGTTCATCGTGAATTATCTAATCTTCCATCTGATGTAGCTAAGAAGGTTGTAACTAGTTATACACCTGAGCAACAGAAGTCTTTAGTTGATGTTGCCGGTAATGAAGATCCTACAATTGCACCAAAGCGAGGATGGCTTGGAACTGCCTGGCACTACACAGGTGGTCAAGTTGTTAACGCTGGTGGTCAATTACTTAAAGGTCTTAACTATGTATCTGATCTTTCTACTCAAGCAGCACGTACTGGTTTAATTGCTCTTGAAGAAGGTAAGTCACTAGGTAAGGCTTGGGATGAAGCTGGTATTAGTGGTGAGAAGAAGTTTAACGAAAATCGTTTAGAAAATGCTCGCCGTAAATTTGGCGCAGATGCAGTAGATGTTGCTGTGCGTATCTCTGGTGGCGAAACCCCAGATCAGATCGCCAAGGATGCAACTCCTGCACAACTTAAATATCTATCTTTAGCAGATAAAACACAAGGCTCTCAAGAAGAGCGTGATCTTTTTCAAGATACTTTAGATGCAGTAAGTGCAGCAAAGTATTCTCCTGGTAGAGCAGTAGCAAATCTAGTTGATGCTGTTATTCCTGGCGATCTATACAAAAACGGATTCTTTTATAAAGGTATATCTGGTGCAGTAGATGCTGCTTACCGTATCTTTGCAGATCCATTACTAGTCGCTGGCAAGGCAAAGCGTTTATACGATGTACAAAAGTACGCACTAGATGTAGTAGTTGGTAATAAGAAAGTTGCTGAAGTATTTTCAGAGCCAAAGGTTGCAGCCTTTTGGGATGAGTACGGTGCATCACTGGAGAACTTACGTAAGGCTAAAAAAGCTAAAGATACTCCTGCTCAAGTTGCCGCTCAAAAGCGCCTTGAGATACTGGCACCTGAATTAGGACCAGATGTAATTAAGAGCTTCAACTCAGTTGAGGTTCCAATATCTAATGCTATTACTGCTAAGGCTTTCTTTGAGAACGCTAAGCAAGTAGATGAAATGATGAAAGGCCAAATTGGTCGTAAGCGAGTATTGATTCCTCGTATGACTGCTGGCCGTAAAGCAAGAGTTAACTTCCTAACCACTGCTAATAAAGTATTTGATATGGATCGTATTGGTCCAGCCCTTGTAAGTAATACTTACTTTGGTGGAAATGCTACAGATGACGGCATTGCTCAAGCATTTATTGATGGCAAAGAAGAGATCGTAACTGCAGTTAAGGCTAATATGAAGCCTAAGGCAACTGCTCGTCTATCTACTGCTCAGATTGCTTATCGTATTGATAAGTTAAAGGCTAAGTTTACAGTTGCTCCATTATTTAAAGATGATGTATTTGATGTAACTGCTAAAGATGCTTCAACTCAGATCTATCGCTTGGCTCGTTTAGCACTTCCTCAAAAGGAATCTAAACTAATTGCTACAGCATTTGACTCTATTGATGATACTGCTCGCCGTAAAGATGTATTTTATGGATTGTGGTCAACTATCGCAGAGGCTCGTGGTCTTAACGCCACAGAGCCAGGACAACTTATTGTTCGTAGACTAACAGGCAAGGGTCAAGCAAAGTTTGCTGTTACTCGTAATGGAGAAAATCCAGCACAGGTTGGTAAAGAACAACTAGGTCTTATTGTTTCAGATCTATCTTCTTCCGTTACTGCTCCTAATATCATTGATATTGATCGTGCTGCAGCTCGTAGCACATTAGTGCAGAAGATGCTTGGTCAGGCTAATAAAGACTGGGTAGATAAGATGACAGCAGGATGGTCATTCTTGACTCTTGCTGGACCTCGTTATGCTCTTCGTAATGCTACTGAAGATCTAATGGTTAATATTGCTATTGGTCAATCTCCTTGGGGAGTTGCTAAAGCAAGATTATTATCTACTAGATTAAACACCGCTAGAGGTGTAGGTAAAGGTTTAACTAAAGGCGAGAAGCGAGCAGCCAATCCACTTGGATCTGCCCTACGTATTCTCAACAAAAAAGAAGCAGATAAGTTTGCTTCAGAGATAGCAGGTCTAGACGATAAGATCAATACTACTCGTAAAGAGATTGCTTCTCTAAAGAAGACTCTTGCTGTAGAAAAAGATCCAAAGAAGGTTGCTACTATTAAGCAACAAATCAAGGATCTATCTGCCACAACTAAGGGTGGATCTGTATATCAGACTCGCTTAATCTTTGCTCGTGCTTTAAATGAAGGTAAGTTAAACAGAGCATTTGCTAAGTTAGGCAGAGGACCTCTTAATAAAGAAGAGTCAGAATTGCTGGCTGATCAGATTATTAATGGTGATCTGGATAACGCATTAGCTGATGTTATTGAAGCAAGCACTAACTTTGCTGTAGGTAATGACTACATATCTTCTGCTAGAGAGTTTACAAAGAAACACGGTGTTCGTAGCGTTTCTCTTAAAATAGAGGCTCCTACAAACTATCGCCGTGTTAAAGGTGCTACTGGATATAAAGAAATTCCAGTTGCAGCACAGGATGAATCATCTTTAATTGCCTGGTTACTTCGTATCTCCTACTACTCAAATGATGAGTTGGGTGCTATTGCTGTAGCAAACCTTGATGACAAGGCAAAGGCTATAGCAGGAATTAAGAAGTGGTTTGTTGATAATCCTGAGACTGCTAAGCAGTTCCGATTCCAAACACTATCCAGTCAAGATGAACACGCTGAGGCTATATATAACTCAGCACGTCAGATATTTGAGAAGCAAGATCCAAATCAATTAAACTTAGATCTATTAAATAAGATCCGTTCTATTGATGAAGAAACTGGAGAGTATGTAATCTCCGGTAAGTTATCTTTAGATGACCTAACTCTTCCTGAAGAGGATCTTCCTCGCTATGTTCTTGGACCACAATTAGTACCAGTATCTGATACTGATAACTACACAACTTCCTTAATGGAAAAAGGCTGGACTTGGCTTGGTATGTCCAACGCTCGTATGTCTAGAGAGCCTATTGTTCTTGCTGAGATGATCCGTATGCGCCAACAAATGCGTAAGAGTGGATTTGAAGATGCCTTTATCCAAGCACACTTAAAGGATATAGATCCAAAAGATCTAAAGAAGGTTGAATCAGCTACTTTAGTTGCTAAGAAAAAGATAGCAGAGATCGCTGAAGAGCGAGCAACACTACAAACTTTAGCTTATGTGGATAATCCACTTATCAGAAGCCAACTTGCTTTCTCTGTTCGTAACTTTGCACGTTTCTATCGTGCTACTGAAGACTTCTATCGCCGTATTTATAGAGCAGTTCGCTACAATCCTGAGTCAATTCAGAAAGCAGCGTTAACTTATGAAGGTATTACTCACTCTGGTTGGGTACAAAGAGATGATCAAGGTGAGCCTTACTTCATCTACCCAGGTATAGAGCCTGTATATCGTGCAGTTCAAACTGCATTACAAGGTTTAGGCGTACCAGCAGAGTTTAAGACTCCTCTTCCAATACAATTTGGTGCAAACTTTAAGATGATCACGCCATCTTTGAACCCTGAGTCTTGGGTACCAACATTTGCTGGTCCACTATCAGGCGTATCAGTCAAGGTTCTATCTAATATCGTAGATATTTGGAACCCTGGTGCTGCAGATACCATTACTCGTTTAACATTAGGTAAGTATGCAGAAGATCAACCTATGGTTTCTGCTTTCTTACCAGCGCATATCAACCGTTTATACGCAGCAATGGATCGTGATGAGAGAGATTCTCAATACGCATCAGCTTGGCGTAAAGCAGTTACTTATCTTGAGGCATCCGGTAACGGTATTCCAAAGAAGTACGAGATGGTTAATGGTGTTGAAACATTAATACCACCATCAGATGCTGAGTTAGAAGCGTATCGTTTAAAGGTTAAGAACACTACCATTGGTATTCTTGGAACTCGCTTTGTATTAGGTTTCGTAGTACCTGCTTCACCTCAGGTTCAGTTGAAATCAGATATGACTGACTGGATGAGAGATTCAGGCAGAGCAAACTTTAAGCAGGCTTGGAACAAATTACTAGATCAATATCCTGGTGATTATGACGGTGCAATGGCCAAGTGGGTTGAATTATATCCTAACCAAATCCCATTTACTGTAACTGAATCAGAGCGTAGAACTGTTGCTCCATTCCGTTATGCAGAAGAGTCTGGTGCTTTCGTTGATCAGAACCCTGATCTATTTCAAAAGTACCGTCAAGGTGCAGCTTTCCTAATACCTCACAAGTCAGGCTTCTCTTGGGATGCTTATAAGACTATGACCGATATTGGTCTACGTCAGAATAAGCGAGTAGAGGAGTATCTACGAGAGGTACAAACAGCAGCAGATTTACAGACCTACTATGCTCGTAAAGAACAGTATGAGAAGGATCTAGAATCTGCAGGTATTGATTACACTCGCTCTAAATTACGCAAAGAGTTTACTGAATGGGCTGCCCTATTTAAAGCTGGCCGACCACTGGTTAAAGAAGAGTTAGCACAAGGTGGACAAAAGGCTGTTGAACGCCTAAGTGCATTAGATGATCTAAGCAATATGCTTGAAGATCCTACTGTAACTGTACGCCCAGAAACTCAAAGAGGTTTAAAAGCAATGCTTGATCTTTACAATAAGTATAAAGATGAGCAAGCCAGATATGACAGATTTAGCGGTTCATCATTCCTTGCATCTCTATCTAAAGACAGAACCATTAAGGAAATGAGACAACTTGCTTTGTTTAATGAAAACACACAAGCAGCATACGATGTACTATTCGGTAGATTGTTAGGGGAGTAAATTGGCACAAAGTTTAAAAACATACCTAAGCAATAGAACTGACGTTCAGGGTGCTCGTAGAAAATTACTAGAAGTAACCGGTAGTTTTCAAACTGCTAAAAAGCAATGGGAGAATACTCCTAAGTCTGATCCTCAATACCAAGATATTCTTGCTGCATATAGAAAAGCTGAAGCAGAATACAACACTGCAGATCGTGCTAAAAGATTAGCAGAGTCTAATGCTCGTGTTGAGTACGATGCTATGACATCTAAAGAGCAAAACAAAAACATTGCTACTAAAGATGCTGAAATTCAAAAGCAAATTAACCTTGCTAGAGAGCAAGAGGCTAAATATACCGAGGCTGGTATTCCAGTACCAGCATCTGTTACTGCAGATATTAAGAGTTTAGAGGGCCAATTAAGCGGTGCTCCTAGAGGCACTGCTACAACTCCTACAGGACCTAGTGGTCCAACTGGTCCTACTCAACCAGCAGGATCTGGCAATGTTGCTTTAGATGTATTCTTAAAGAACTTAAATGCTCAAGGTCCTACTGCGATTAACCAGGTCAGAACATTACTAGGTCTTTCCGCTAATGGTAAAGTAGATGTTGAACTTATTAACAAAGCAACATCAGTTGAAACAGATCTTGCAAAAGTAGAAGAGATCACAGGCCCAGTAGACCGTCTTGAATACTATGCTCAATATAAGAAAACTGGTGGAGCAGGCGGAGCAGGTACTACTACAGTATCTATATCCTCACCTACTGAGGCTGCAGCCTATATCAATACAGCCTTTAGAACTCTATTAGGTCGTTACGCTACACCTGAAGAAATCACAGAACTAGCACCTAAACTAAATGCTGCTGAAAAGAAGAATCCAAGCAGAACAATAAATGGTGTATCTACCGGTGGTCTTAATAGAGATCAGTTCTTATTAGATATAGTAACTAAACGACCTGAATATCTTGAAAGAAAGAAATCAGCGCAAAGCCTGACAAGACAAGATCTTGCTTCTGTTGCTAAAGCAAATGGTTTGGATCTAGATAAGAACTTTGCTGGTCAAATTGACTCTTGGATTAAAAGAGTTGAAAATGGCGAAGATGCAGATATCTTTAAGAATCTTATTCGCCAAACAGCTAAGATTGGATTACCTGATAAGGTAGGTAAACTACTAGATGATGGCTTAGATTTAGAAGCAGTATATTCTCCATATAAAAATGCTATGGCCTCAACACTAGAGATTAATCCAGAAACGATTAACCTTAACGATGCAACACTTCGCAATGCTATTGGACCTGATAAGGAAATGTCTATCTACGATTTCCAAAGAGTCCTACGCAAAGATCCTCGTTGGCAATATACCAATAATGCAAGAGAAGATGTTTTCCAATCTGTCAATAAAGTCCTACAGGACTTCGGATTTCAGGGGTAATAATGGTTGATAATGCAGAAACCGCTAGAGAAAGAGCTATAGCAGCAAACGCTCCTAAGCCTACGACTCCTACTGGTAATAACTATGGAGCATTTTCAGAGCTACCTCTTTACCAATACAACACTTTATCTCAGCAAGATGTTACTGGACCAACTAAACCAGCTCTTACACCAGAACAATTAGCAGAACAGCAAGCAGCAAAACTTGCAACAGAAGCTGCTATGGCTAATCGTCAGTCAGCATATGATCTACTGATGGCACAGTTTGCCCAGTATGGATTAGGTTCATTAGTAGAACCATTAAAGGGTTTAATCCAAGAAAACATATCTCCATCAGAGTTTGCTGTCCGTTTACGTCAGACAGAACCTTACAAAAAGCGCTTTGCTGCTAACGCATCTCGTATTGCTAATGGACTATCAGCTTTATCTGAAGGTGCTTATATAGCGCTAGAAGATCAATATCAAAAACTAATGCGTAATTATGGACTACCACCATCTTATTACACAAAGGATTCAACTGGTAAGCAAGCAGGATTTGAATCTTTAATTAGCGGGGATGTATCTCCAGATGAATTAGAATCTCGTATTACTCTAGCGCAAAAGCGAGTTCTTGATGCAGATCCTAGTGTTAAGAAAGCATTAAAAGATTTCTATCCTGATATTAAGGATGCAGATATTCTTGCTTATACACTTGACCCTACTAAAGGTATGGAAGAGATCAAGCGCAAGGTGACTGCTGCTGAAATTGGTGGCGCAGCCCTTGGTCAGAAACTAGGAACTAGCGTATCTAGAGCAGAAGAACTTGCTCGTCTTGGTGTAACAGGTGAAGCAGCTCGTGAAGGCTATCAAACGATTGCTGATATAGCACCTCGTGGTTCACAACTTGCATCAATTTATGGAGAAGGACCTTACGGTCAAACAGAAGCAGAGCAAGAAATATTTAATTTATCTGGTAGTGCAGCAGCAGGACAAAAACGCAAGAAACTATCAGAACTTGAAAGGTCTGCATTTAGCGGACAAGCAGGAACAACAGCAGGAGCACTAAGCAGAGATAGAGCTGGCTCCTTTTAACTAAGGCCTGCCGTTAGAACCACCGGCCTAACGGAGAGATAACAATACCGGTAGTAGGAGCCATACAGATATCCCCGAACTGTATGAGGCCTGCGTAACTACAACGAATGGGAGATGGACTATGTCCAACTACGACTACGAGGATGATGACGACTTCACTACTGAAGACACATCAGGCAATGACCTTGTAAAGCAACTACGCAAAGCAGCTAAGCAAAAAGATAAAGAACTGTCTGAACTACGTTCACAGTTTGAAAACTTGAGCAAGGCTCAACGTGAGAGAGCAATCAAGGATGCCCTCGCAGCCAAGGGAGTTAATACGAAGATCGCTTCGTTTATTCCTTCGGATATAGACCCAACTGAGGAGTCTGTATCAAAATGGCTTGAATCAAACGCAGATGTGTTTGGTATTCAAACCGCATCAACCGAACAACCTAATATAGATCCTGCTCAAGCGGCAGCGTACAAACGGATGAACACAGCAACTGAGGCTGGCTTAACACCAGATCGCAGCACTGATGTGCTTCAGAAGTTAATGAACGCTAATAGCCGTGATGAGTTAGATCAGATTATTAGAGAGTCCGGAATCTAATCCTACTAACGAAAGGCACCTACAATGGCACTACCATCAGGTAGTTTCACTGGTACCGGTGATATCAGCAATTTAGTCAAAACCGCATATGATCAATATGTAAGAATGGCACTACGTTCCATTCCGGTAATGCGCTCACTTGCAGATGTTAAGCCAGTACAACAGGCAATGCCAGGATCATCAGTTGTATTCTCAATCTATTCTGACTTAGCAGCAGCTACTTCTACACTGACAGAAACAACAGATGTTTCCTCTATTGCTCTTGGTAACCCATCACAAGTTACCGTAACACTAAATGAGTACGGCTCAGCCGTAACAACAACTAAGAAGTTAAACCTAACTTCTTTCAACGATGTAGATGCAGCTCTTGCTGACATCATTGCATACAACGCTGCAGATTCTATTGACTCTGTAGTAGCATCAGTTCTAACTGGTGGATCAAACGTGCTTTACGCAGGAAATGCAACAAGCACAAACACAATTGATTCAGCAGATCTATTAACTGTAGCGGACATCCGCCAAGCAGTTACAGAACTACGCACCAACAAGGCTCTGCCTCGTCTAGGTGAGTTGTACGCAGCATACCTACACCCACGTCAAGCAGCCGACCTACGTTCAGAGTCAGGCACTGGCGGATTCCAAGATATTGTTAAGTACACAGACAATGTGTCAAAGACAATCATTCCTGGTGCAGTTGGTGTAATTGAGGGTGCTTTCGTTATTGAAACACCTCGTGTACCATTCGCAGCTAACACAAACTCACCAGCAGTAAACGTCTACAAGGCGGTTATTGCAGGTCGTGAAGCATTAGCAGAAGCTATGGGACAAGACATCAACACAGTAATCGGACCAGAGATTGATGCTCTGCGCCGTTTCCGTACCATTGGTTGGTACTACTTCGG